AGAGTTTGGTGTTGATGACATAGTTCGTTCAGGACTTGTCAAAGAATATATTATTGCCAAACTTGAGAATGGGTTCTGATCATATTGTTTTTCCTGTAGCAGTTTATGATGGATTTTATGAAGATCCAGATGCTGTTCGGGAATTTGCATTAAGTCTTGATTATAGTAATAAACTTGGAATTCATCCAGGTTTAAGAACTCAATGTATATCCACAATTAATAAGGAGTTTCATGATATTTCTTATCATAAAATTCTTTCAATGTTTGGTGATTATTCAGAAACTGATGATCCTACGAATTATGGGTGTTATTCATACTTTCAAAAAATATGGAGATTTTCTGGTGACTCAAAAGATCCTGTAAATGATGGATGGATTCATAATGATGGTATTACTTCTCTTGCAGCAGTTGTTTACTTAGATCCAGATCCAGTTAATGATAATGGAACTTCTATTTACGATAGGCATAATCCATTACCCTTTGAAGAATCTATTAGACCTGATAATCGACCTGAATGGTATAAATCTGTTCTAGGTAATGAAGATGTTTGTGACATTGATGCTCTCAATCCTTATAGAAAAGAGATTGTTAAGAATAACAATCAATTTAGCTTGACTGTAGAGGTAAAAAACAAGTATAATAGAGTTATTATTTACAGTGGCGGTCAATGGCACGGGCAATCAAATTACTGGATGCCAAATGAAGATGATTTTAGATTAGCACAAGTATTCTTTTTTTATGAAATGAACATTCCAAACATATTAGTACCTAAAGTTAGATGTGAGTCTTATGGCATTTAATCATGTTGATTTAGATCTCCAACCTCTTGAAAGAGAGCATATAGATGGAGTTCGTTATTATAAGATTCCTGATGAGGATGAACTCGTCAAGATGGTTTCTATTACCTCTGTTACTAGTCACTTTAACAAAGAGATTTTTGTTAAGTGGAGAAAGAAAGTAGGTAATGAAGAGGCAGATCGTGTCACTAAAGCGGCAACGGGTCGTGGAACTGATATGCATACTCTTACAGAGCATTATCTGAAGAATGAAGATTTGCCTGAAGTTCGTCCCATTTCAGACTTTTTATTTAAGATTGCCAAGGGTAAATTGAATAAAATAAACAATATATACGCTTTGGAAGGACCGCTATATAGTAAAGAATTAGGTATCGCTGGAACCGTTGATTGTATTGCTGAGTATGATGGCGAGTTAGCTATAATAGATTTTAAGACATCTAAAAAACCTAAACCACGAGCGTGGGTAGAGCACTATTTTGTGCAGTGTATGGCATATGGTTGTATGTTATATGAAATGACGGGTATTCCCATCAAAAAACTTGTAATTATTATGGCCTGCGAAAATGGCGAGTGTGTAATTTATGAAGAACGAGACAAAGCGAAGTATATTAAACTTCTCACCAAATACATTAACAAATTTGTTACAGATAAACTGGAGCTCTATGGAACCGAATAAAGAATTAGAAAAGGCGATAGAGAGCAAGTTTCTCACTCCAATAAAATTTTCTATGGAAATTGAAAAAATTGTAGCAGAGGAGGGATTTAATTATATCGATGCTATATGTTACTATTGCGAATCTAATAATATTGAGGTAGAATCAGTATCGAAATTGATTTCAAAACCTTTAAAGGAACGACTGAAATGGGACGCAACTCGTCTTAATTTTATGAAAGCAACTTCAAAAGCAAAACTTCCAATATAAGATTATGCCTATACGCCAAGCATTTTCAACTCCACTTTATTATGTTAAACCAAAGGAAGATGAATATTATCTAATACAAGAAGAGTTGATGAATGTTCATGAGAATACTGATTATGAACGACCAGATCAATTTCCTAAAAAAGCATCTCATCTTTTAACACCAAATCCTTTTGAAAGTAATGTTATAAAAAAGTATAAATGTGATATTTTTTTAAATTTTTTAAAAAATTCTATAAAGGATTATGTATCTAGTTTGGGATATAGCCACCCTTTAGAGTATATTATTGATGCATCTTGGATTACTAAAACTAATAATGGTTCATTTGCTATAGAACATAATCATGGAGCTACTGATATATCTGGAGTATATTATTTGCAAACAAATGGTAAAGATGGAAATTTATTTTTTAAAGATCCTAATGAAACATTGGTTAGTAATTTAATAATGAATCTTGTAGTCAATCAAAATATTGCACCACTTGAGCAAGGATTACTTTTAATGTGGCCAGGATATCTGGCTCATGGGACTTATGCCAATGAAACTGATCATGAAAGATTGAGTTTATCTTTTAATATTAAGTTTACTCGTAGAGGATTTACTATTAAAGATAATGTAGAAGGTACAAGAGGTATAGTTGTTAGGGATGATAATTGGAGAGATTTAGTGTGTTTTGAGGATTTATGATGGACGCTTACGAAAGAGAAAAAGAGTACAATTATCGTGCAGTTCAAAATTTAATTGGTCATCTTCCACCAGCAGATGATTTTAAACCGAAAATGGTTAGGATTGCTGGAGCACAAATACCAGTTTCAACAGATCTTGAATTTAATAAAAAGGAAGTATTTAAGGCAATTGATTGGGCAAAAGAAAATGAGGTAGATCATCTTCTAACACCAGAAGGACTGATTTCTGGATATTGCAATAAATGGTATACTAGATTAGATCAAATTAATGCTAATTTAAAGGAAATAGAAGAATATCAGAAAAAATGTGGTGTTGGTCTTCATGTTGGAACTTTATTTGAAGAACCAGAATCTTCTGGTAAGATCCATCGAAACCAAATTAGACATTATTCTCCAGAAGGTTATTTTCTAGGTGTTACAAATAAAACTTGGGTCTTACAATCTGAGCAATGTATTGGTAGAGATAATATTAGGGATGGTATTGCTGATATACCATTATTCACTGATGGAACTGGTATAGGTCGTGCTGCAGGTATGATATGTAATGATATGTGGGGGTGGGGAGAAAGACCTCATACTCTTAGAGATGATTCTAAGATGAGAAAGTATCCTATGGATTTAATATTTCATGCTACAAATGGTAGGAATTTTTTAGAGGATGATACTCAATTTGCACCATTTAATGCTTGGGCAGATGGATTTTTACGTATGACTGCTTACAAAACTTTAGCACCAATATTAACAGTAGATTCTCCTGTTAAGTGGGATTGGGATGGAAATGAAGATACTCTTGATATGTATCCAACTTCTAGTGAAAGTGGTCTTCTTGATTTTACTGGTTGGAAAACTAGTGTACCAAGATATGGAAGACAATATTTTTATTACGATTTAGATGTTGCACAAAGTACAAAATTTAAATTTGCAAGATTCCTTAAAGATACTGATAAACCTTTTGATCTCTTGGTTACAGATAAAGATGGGAAGAAATTATTTGCAGATGGTATAGCTGTTATTCATCATTAATATGGAAATTTCTGAATTAGATTTATTGCATCATCGTTTACAAGCGATTTTGCGTGACTATAATATGCCTGACCTTGAATATCTTGGTGAGAGAAAAAGTTGGAAGTCTGGTGAAATGGTTCACTGGTATCGTGTAGGTGGTGCAGAAGTGCCTATTGATGCAATTACTGAGTTTGAAACGGAGGAGAATGATGTCGAAGACTCTTAGAATAGCAGGTGCTCAAATCCCAGTAGGTACTGATATACAGACTAACAAAAAGGAAATATTTAAAGCACTTGATTGGGCAAAGGAGAATGATGTTGATTGTTTATTGACTCCTGAAGGATCTTTATCTGGATATGAGACTCGTTGGCAAAATAAGATATCAGAATTAAATCATGCTTTAATAGAGGTAGAGGAACATCAAAAGAAATTAGGAGTTGGTTTGCATTTAGGAACTGGATTTCAAGAGGCAGAACCTATTGGATTAGTTTTTAGGAATCAACTTAGACATTATAGTAAAGATGGTAGATTACTTGGACGTACAAATAAAACTTTAACTTTGGATTCTGAAGGTGTTTTACCAAGAGATCCTACTAAAGAACATATAGTTTCTGCTCCTTTAATGGAAACACCTTTCCTTAAGAATACACCAGAAATTCATGTTATGGGAATGGTATGTAATGATATGTGGGGTTCTCATAATAGGGAACAAACTTCAATTATCCCTATGATGAATTATCTGCTAGAATATAGACCAGAAATACAACTTATATTTCATTCAACTAATGGTAGGAAATTGAATAGTGAAGAGTTAATGTATGATGTTTATTGGGATTGGCATAATAGTGTTTTAAGACTTAATGCTTGTTTTACATTCCCTATTCTTACTGTAGACTCTTGTTCTTCTTGGCAATGGGATGGTGATGAAGAATGGGTTGATAAGTTTCCAACATCAAGTCAAAGTGGATTTATTGACTATAGTGGTTGGAAAACTGATGTTCCGAGATATGGTAGACAATATTTCTATCATGATTATGATGTATCTTCTAGATTTAATGAAAGTGACACCTTTTGAGACCTATCAAGCATATCTTGGAATGAAAAGTCATTTTACTAACCCTAAGTATGACTTTATTAAGTACGGTGG